GGGGGGGTCGCAAAATAAAGACCCCCCTACTGCTTCGACGGCCACCCAAAAAATGCCCCGGAGGGCATATTTTCCGCCTCGAAACCGGGCGAAAGGGAAAGGAAACACTATGGCGAGTCGCCGAAAGTCGTCTCGACCGGCCCTTACCCGGGAAGCTCGAGAGCAAACCATGATTGCATTGGCGATGGACAAGGCGGAGGAACTCCTCCGAGGAGATAATCCTCCGCTTTCCATCGTTAATCACTACCTCAAGCTTGCCACCGTACGCAATGAGGTCGAGCTCGCGCGTATTAAGGCCGACACGGCAGAGCGCGAAGCCAAAACCAGGGCCCTTGAGGCCAATGAACGATTGGACGAGATGTATGCCAAGGCTATCGAAGCCATGCGGAGCTACCGATCCTCTGACTAGGCGCACATTTACCAAGCTCAATCACTTGGAAGATTACTTTGATCGGTACAAATACCTAAGAATAGGCAATCAACGTCCGGGCGAACGCACCTTTGGTGGTGACCGCTGGCTCAATCAGCGCTTCTATGCAAGCTCCGAGTGGAAGTCTGTGCGTGAAGAAGTCATTGTTCGCGACCAAGGGTATGACATGGGGCATCGAGACTATCCGATTAAAGGCAAGATCTATGTGCATCACATGAATCCAATGGATATCAAGATGCTTAAAGACGGAGAGATCACAATTCTTGATCCGGAGTATCTTATCTCAGTGTCTATGATGACCCACGAGGCAATCCACTTCGGAGACTCAGGACTTCTACCAAAACCACATGTGGAGCGCGTACCTGGCGATACACTTTTGTGGGGAAAGAGGCGAAATGACCGTCTTGGCGGACGTTAAGGAATTTCTGAACATCCCGTGGGATTTTTGGGACTACGATAAGCAGCTCAAGCCCATGATCGAGATGGCATTTGCTGATCTCGTCCAATTCGGAATGCCCAACACGGTCGAAATGGACCAGGATTTGGAATGGGCTGCACTCGGACCTAACCGATCGCCGCATATCAAGGAGTATGTCTGCCTTCGGACCAAGATGGCGTTTGACCCTCCGCAAAATGCATTTCTGGTTACTCCGATTGAGAAGCGCTTGACTGAGCTACAGCATCGAATTATTTACCACTACGAGAGGTTTGAAGGAGGGGTTGATAAATGGGGAAGGACCTAGAAACCTTTCTCGAGCACCATGGCGTCAAGGGTATGAAATGGGGTGTTCGAAAAAAGCGACAGTCTCGGGTTGATACGAGTGCAGTAAACGAACTTGCACGGCGTAAAAACCAGAACGTTGGGATGGTTGACCCAAGCACTGTAGGGGCGAAAAAGACGGGCAACCCAAACGTGGCAATGCCTGATCACAGCACGCTGAGTAAACCATCAGGCGGGCTTGTTCGCCGCCCAAATACGGCGCACCTGACAGACAAGCAGCTCCAGGATACCATCAATAGAATGCGGTTGGATCAGCAGTATGCTGAACTTACTGCGCCAAAGATGTCTCCGGGCAAGAAATGGATCAAGGGGCTCGGCACGAAGCTGGCGAACAATCTTCAGGACGCAATCGCCAAGAATGCCTCTCAGATGCTCATCACGAGTGCCCGAAAGTATCTCACAGACGCAGCAAAGAACAGGGCTGTCAATAAAGCCAAAGTGAGTCGGGAATCTGCTAAGGCTTCAGCGCCAAAGACTCCGGCGACTAGCTCTGCCCCAAAATCCCCAAAAGCCCCAAGCCCCACACCCCAGGCAAAGCCCTCGCCAAGCGCGGGAGCTAATGCTGGAAAAGCTTACAACAAGATCAAGGACTCGTGGGGCAACTTCAAGTCAAGCCATAAGTCCAAAAAGTATGTTCGAAATGGCGAGACGGTTGCTTATCGGGAGCCAACGTATACTGTGGATGAAGATGGGCGGCCCTCAATCGCGGGGGTGACCTTCAAGCGGATCAAACTTCGGTGAAAGACCAAAATGCTATCAAACACCGCGGTACCAAAGTACTACGGCGAGTTTCGCGATAAAGTACTCCGTGGGGAGATTCCAGTATGTAAGGAACTCTCCATGGAGATGAATCGAATCGACGCACTAATCGATGACCCAGACATGTATTACGATGACGAGGCCATTGATGGGTGGATCCGGTTCTGCGAGAATGAGCTAACCCTTACCAATGGGGAGGATGTAGAGCTTCTCGACACATTCAAACTCTGGGGCGAGCAGCTCTGGGGATGGTATCGATTCGTTGAACGCTCCGTGTACATCCAAAATGAGGATGGTATTGGCGGACATCATGAGACGCAACTGGTCAAGGAACGACTGACCAAGAAGCAATATATCATTGTGGCACGAGGCGCCGCCAAGTCAATGTACGCCGCATTCTGGCAGATCTATTGGTTGGTAATGGACACGGCTACAACGCATCAGGTAACAACCGCCCCAACAATGCCTCAAGCAGTTGAGGTGATGTCACCAATCAAGACTGCCATCACTAGACACCGCGGGCCGCTGTTCAAGATGCTTACTTATGGATCGCTCCAAAATACCACTGGTAGTCGAGCGCTGCGCCAACAGCTGGTATCGACCAAGAAGGGCATTGAGAATCTGCTTACAGGATCCCTTCTTGAGATCCGGCCTATGACCATTGACAAGCTCCAAGGTCTTCGAAGCAAGTACAATTCGGTCGATGAATGGTTGTCTGGCGACGTTCGGGAAGACGTTGTTGGCGCTATCGAGCAAGGTGCATCGAAGAACAAAGGCTACGCGATCATCGCCATCTCTTCCGAGGGCACGGTCCGGAATGGATCGGGTGATGCGGTCAAAATGGAACTCCAGAAGATCCTTCGAGGCGAAAGCTACCAACCACATGTATCCATTTGGCACTACAAGCTTGACTCGGTGTCCGAGGTCGCGGATCCATCTAGGTGGGTAAAAGCCCAGCCGACAATTGGCATTACTGTTTCGTATGAAACGTACTATGAGGATGTGGAACGTGCCGAGGCTTCTCCTGCCGCGCGCAATGACATCCTCGCCAAAAGGTTCGGTCTACCCCTTGAGGGTTTCACGTACTTCTTCACGTATGAAGAGACACTACCTCACAGGCCGCATGACTTCTGGAAGATGCCTTGTTCGCTGGGGGCGGACTTGTCACGTGGCGATGACTTCTGTGCGTTTACGTTCTTGTTCCCATTGGCGGACGGATCTTTCGGTATAAAAACCAGGGCATATATCACGCAGTATACTCTGGACAAGTTGCATGCGTCAATTAGGTCCAAGTATGATGAATTCATACAAGAGGGCACGTTGATTGTGATGCCAGGGACTGTTCTTGATGTTGCAGGAACTGTTTATGACGACCTTGAGAAACACATCGAAGAGCGAGAGTATGATGTTCGCTCATTCGGGTTTGACCCATTCAACGCCAAGGAGTTTGTCGCCAAATGGGAGCGGGACTATGGTCCATACGCAATCGAGACGGTTATTCAGGGAGCAAGGACCGAGTCGGTCCCTCTCGGTGAGCTCAAGAAGTTTGCCGAAAAGCGTGAACTGATCTTTGACGAATCAATCATGTCTTTCTGCATGGGAAACACAGTGACCATGGAAGATACAAACGCCAACCGAAAGCTGACCAAGCGCCGGAACGAGGCAAAGATCGACTGTGTGGCAGCAATGATGGACGCTTACATTGCTTTCAAGCTTCACAAAGAGGACTTCGAGTGAAAGGAGGTCAAAATGGGATTGCTTTCTAGACTGGCCCATGCGTGGAACGCATTCACTCGCCGTGAAGTTCCATCAGGTCGAGGGTTCTCTTATGCGGCTCGGCCATATGCGGTGCATTACAGTGGGGGAGCGGATCGCTCAACCCTTGCGTCGGTGCGTACTCGAATTGCAATGGATTGCGCTGAGGCGGTGATCCAGCATATTCGAACCGATGACAAAGGGCGATATGTTCAGGCAATAGACTCCACTCTTCAGCGGTGCCTTACCGTTTCAGCCAATATCGATCAGAGTGGCGCCGCATTCCGACAGGATATTTATCAGACACTCCTCAATGTTGGAGTCGCGGCTATTGTCCCGGTAGAAACCGACTACAATCCACTCGTCTCTGATTCGTACAATATCAAGAATCTTCGGGTTGGTGAGGTTACTGAATGGTGGCCGGATACAGTCAAGGTCAAACTATACAATGAGAATACAGGCCTGATTGAGGAAGTTCCGCTTCCGAAGAAGATCTGTGCCATTGTGGAGTCGCCACTCTACACGATCATGAACGAACCCTCTGGCACGTTCCAGAGGTTGATGCGAAAACTCAACCTTTTGGATCTTGCCGATGAGGAAGCTCGGGCGAACAAACTCGATATCATTATTCAGCTTCCATACGCGCTCAAGTCGGACGCCAAGCGAGCCGAGGCCGAACGCCGCCGAACTGATATAGAACAGCAGCTCAAAGGTGCTCAGTATGGCGTTGCATATATCGACGGAACTGAGAAGATCACACAGCTCAATCGCCCAGCAGAGAATACTCTGCTTGCTCAGATTGAGTATCTTACCAAGCGGCTATACACCGAGCTCGCCTTGACTGAGGAGATCGTCAACGGTACAGCATCGCCAGAGGCCATGGCGAACTACTATGCCAGGGTGGTCAAACCAATCACCATTGCTGTGACGGCAGAGCTTCGCCGAAAGTTCCTCACGCAGACGGCTCGTACTCAGCTTCAAGATATTCAGGCGTTCCGTGACCCATTTGCGCTAGTCTCCCTCCCGATATTGGCGGATCTTGCAGATAAACTGATTCGTAATGAAGTCACAAGTACGAATGAAATGCGTGCTGCAATCGGGCTGCCGCCTGTAGCGGCCCCTGAAGCAGACGTTCCTCGAAATCCGAACATGCCGGTCGAGGACACAAACACGACGGCCGACGAGCCGTCTCGACAGGAAGGAGTCGACCTTCAAAATGAAAGTTGACTTTTCAGGATACGCCACCAAGAGTGGTGTTCTGTGCTCGGACGGTCGGATCATCGGCCAGGGAGCATTCGCCCATCAGGATAACCACAAGGTTCCGCTCCTGTATGGGCACGACCATAAGGACCCCACAAATATCGTTGGGTACGCGCTTCTTCATAGCCGCAATGACGGCATGTATGCAGACTGCTCACTCAACGATACCTCTGCCGCCCAGAACCTGGGCAAGCAGGTGAAACATGGGGACCTGAACTCGCTCTCCATTTTCGCCAATGACTTGCGGCATGATGGCACAACGGTTACTTTCGGAAACATCCGAGAGGTGAGCTTGGTTCTTGCCGGAGCCAATCGTGAGGCGAAGATCGATGCGGTGTATATCACTCACGGGGATGGGTTCTCCGACGAGGTGGAGGACGCCGCCATCATCCAGTTCGGCGAGCTGTTGGTTCACGGAGAAGACAAGGACTCGTCCGACTCGGAGGACGATGACGAAACCATCCAGGACGTTATTGACAGCATGTCCGAGAAGCAGCAGAATGCTGTCGCCTATCTCATCACTCAGGCCTTGGAGGGCTCTGGTTCGGACGAAAAGAAGTCCGAAGAGTCTTCTGACAAAGCGGAGCACTCCGCTGACAAACCACAGGAAGGATCTACTTTGACCCACAACATCTTCCAGGGATCAGCGACTCAGGCTCCCTCGCAGACGCTGACCCATGACCAGTTCATGACTGTCCTCAAGTCTGCGCAGGATCGGCACATCAAGCTGTCCGAGTCTTTCCTGGCGCATGCCAATGACTACGGTATCAAGGACATCAATACGTTGTTCCCGGATGCCAAGACTCTGTGGAACACCCCCGAGTTCATTTCTCGGAGGATGGAGTGGGTGGCCGGCGTTCTGAATGGTACTCGGCATGCCCCCTTCACAAAGATCAAGACCATTCTGGCGGACATCACCGCGGACAATGCAAGGGCTAAGGGCTACAAGACTGGAACCAAGAAGAAGGATGAGGTCTTCACCCTTCTGCATCGTGTCACCCACCCCAAGACCATTTACAAGAAGCAGCGGTTGGACCGGGACGACATCCTGGACATCACCGACTTCGATGTGATCGCCTGGATCAAGGGCGAAATGCGCCTGATGTTGGATGAGGAAATCGCCCGGGCTATTCTGGTTGGCGACGGCCGTGAAGTTACTGATGAGGACAAGATCAGTGAGGACAACATTCGTCCGATCTGGAAGGATGACGAGCTTTACTCGTACAAGGTCCAGGTGACCAAGGACACCAAACCCGATGCGTGCGTCGAGGCATTGATTCGTGGCCTGGACGACTATCGTGGTTCGGGCACCCCGACCCTGTACGCTCCCAGCAAGTTCGTGACGGACCTGCTGCTTCAGAAGGATCAGATCGGTCGACGTCTGTACGATACCGAAGCCGCACTGGCCTCGGCTATCGGGGTAGCCAAGATCGTTCGTGTTCCTGTCATGGAGAAGTTGGCACGTGAGGTTAATACCAAGAAGTACGACCTTAAGGCAATTGTGGTCAACCTTCAGGACTACACCACAGGCACCAACAAGGGCGGCCAGATCTCCTTCTTTGACGACTTCGATCTGGACTTCAACCAGGAGAAGTACCTGCTGGAGACTCGCATGTCCGGCGCGCTGGTTCGTCCGGGTTCGGCTATGGTCCTGGAGATGGCACAGGCCTAAGAAAGGTCAAAATGGCAAAGTTTAGCGGAAAGATAGGCTATGTCACTACGACTGAGAAAGCCCCCGGTGTATGGGTCGAGAAGGTGGAGGAGGTATATGCGCGAGGTGACATCAAGCGGTGCGCCCGTCGGTTTGACGGCAACGAAACGCTCAACGATGATCTCGTATTGTCCAATACCATCTCGGTCATGCTCCCGAGAATTCTGAAAGATGACTTTGCCGCCATCAGGTATGTAACATGGGCGGGGGCTAAATGGAAAGTGTCCTACGCGGAGCTCGTGTATCCGCGACTTGAGCTGACGATTGGGAAGGTGTATAATGAACCGCCGGCTTGATCTTCATCGCGAGTTGAAAAGCATACTCGGATCTGATAAGGTATACTTCCAACCCCCGCCCAATGTTAAGATGTCCTATCCCTGTATCGTGTATTACAAGCAGGACATCCGCCCGGTACGGGCTGACAATATAGCGTATCTGGTTAACACCAGATATCAAGTTATTGTCATGTACCAAGACCCCGACAGCGACCTGTCGGAGAAAATAGCATGTTTGCCTGGCGCAGACTTTGCCAGGCATTATGTCAGCAACAACATCTATCATGATGTTGTGTATTTGCACCGATAGGAAGGAGGCCTCATGGCCAAGGGTGCACTGAAGTGGGACGAGGATACCAAGCGGCTGTATAGTGTTGGTGTAGACCGCGGCGTTCTCTATGTTATGGGCGAAGGCGGTAAGTACCAGGACGGAGTGGCTTGGTCGGGTCTGACCAAGGTTTCGGAAAGCCCTGAGGGCGCTGAGTCCAACAAGAAGTACGCCGACAACCGAGTGTATGCCAACATTATCTCGACGGAAACGTTCAAGGGTACAATTGAGGCATACTACTCTCCCAAGGAATTCGACCAGTGTGATGGTATGGCCGAAATCACTAAGGGAGTTATGGCTACGCAGCAGACTCGGAAGAAGTTTGGTCTCTGCTACCGTACGCTGATCGGAAATGATACCGATAGCACCGAACACGGTGTGGAGATCCACCTCGTATACGGTGCCACAGCATCTCCGTCGTCCAAGGACCGTGAGACGGTCAATGAATCGCCAGAACCGGCAGCTCTGTCTTGGAGCTTCGATACGGAGCCGGTCAATGTGACTGGTATGAAGCCGACCGCCCACATCGTTATTCGCTCGACGGAAATCGAGAAGGAGAAGTGGACCAAGCTGGAGGAGGCTTTGTACGGGAAGGGCGACACTGGAACCGGCACTGAGCCGAAGCTGCCCCTGCCCGATGAGATCAAGACTCTTCTCCAGTAGCTGAAAGGAGATGGCGGCGTTGCTCCAGCTAGAGATTTCTGGGGGTAGACTATTCGATGAAGCGACAAGCCGATTCATCATTACCCCGGCAGTGACCCTCCAGCTGGAGCACTCGCTGCTTTCTCTGTCAAAATGGGAGTCAGTCCATTGCAAACCATTTGTCAATGCCAAGAACTTGACAAATGATGAGCTAATGGATTACATCACATGCATGTCGGAGACTCCAATTACCCGGCTAGATTTAGCCGGGCTTCAGGATGAGCACTTGGAGAAGCTCCAGGCGTATCTCGAGAACCCACACACAGCTACGACGATCAACTCTAGAGGGAATGGGGGAAGTTCGCAGATCATCACGTCGGAACTTATATACTCCTGGATGGTCGCCCTCCAGATACCGTTCGAGTGTGAGCGGTGGAATCTCAATCGCCTTATAACACTCATCCGGGTGTGCTCGATCAATAACAACCCCAATAAGAAGAAGCTTTCAAAAGATGAGGTCGCTCGGCAGTATCGGGAGATCAATGCCAAGCGACGAGCGGAGGCCGCTAAAAGGGGGTTCTAGCTAATGCTTTACGTAACCTCCCAGGGGGACTTCAGTAAAACTCAGAAGTTCTTGGCGAAACTCGCACGTCCTAATATCATCGAACGGCTCAAAGCGTATGGTTCAATGGGCGTGGACGCCTTGTCGGCTGCGACACCAAAGGATTCAGGAAAGACTGCCGGGTCTTGGGGTTATGAGGTCAAGCAGTCAGGGAAGACTTACTCGATCGTGTGGACCAACACCAATGTGGTCCAAGGTGTACCTATCGCGGTCATTCTCCAGTACGGCCATGGAACTGGTACTGGCGGGTATGTACAGGGCCGGGATTATATCAACCCTGCGATTCAACCGATAATGAGCCGCATAGCGGAAGACGTCTGGAAGGTGGTATCCTCAGTTGAGTAAAATTGAAGACCGCGTAGTCGCAATGAAGTTCGACAACAAACAGTTCGAACAAGGCATTGCCCAAACCAGTGCGTCTTTGGCCAAGTTCAATCAGTCGCTGAACTTTGACAAGGCTGCTGCGTCAGCAGACAAGCTCGGTAATGTCAAAATGGAAGGCATTCGTGGAGCGCTGGATAGTATCAAGGAGAAGTTCAGCGCCCTTGATGTGGTTGCAATCACCGCGCTAACGAATGTGACCAACAAGGCGATTGACGCCGGCGGTCGAATTCTCAAAGCTCTGACTCTTGACCCCATCATGGATGGTTTCCGGGAGTACGAGACCCAAATGGGTGCAGTCCAGACTATTCTGGCGAACACCCTGAAAGAGGGCACGAACGTTCAGACGGTCAATAAGTACCTGGACGATCTGAACACGTACGCTGACAAAACTATCTACAATTTCACCGAGATGACCAAAAACATCGGCACGTTCACCGCTGCCGGTGTTAAGCTCGAGCCGGCAACAAAGGCCATCAAGGGTATTGCCAACCTGGCGGCTCTTTCTGGATCTAATAGTCAGCAGGCATCGACGGCCATGTACCAGCTCTCTCAGGCGTTGGCCGCTGGTCGTGTAGGGCTTCAGGACTGGAACTCAGTTGTCAATGCGGGTATGGGCGGCGAACAATTCCAACAGCTGCTCAAGGACACTGCACTTGCAACTGGTGCCATCGACAAATTGGACAAGAAGTCCAAGGCAATGTTCAAGAACGGGTCTTTCCGTGATTCGTTGAAGAGTGGATGGCTCTCATCGGACGTTCTGACCCAGGCGCTGGATGTCATGACCGGTTCCATGACCAAAGCCGACCTCATGGCCAAGGGCTTTACTGAGTCCCAGGCCGAATACTACGAGAAGCTTGGTCAAACCGCGTTCAAGGCGGCTACCGAGGTCAAGACCGCTACACAGCTCTTTGACACCCTGAAAGAAGCTGTTGGCTCCGGGTGGGCCCAGTCCTTCCGTATCATTCTTGGCGACTTCGAGGAGGCCAAGGAACTCTTCACCTGGCTCAACAATTACTTTTCCCCTGTTATTGACGGGATGAGTAATGCCCGAAACCTGATGCTCCAGACATGGAAGGATGCTGGGGGGCGGACCGCGATGGTCCAGACCCTGAAGAACATTCTGGAGGGCATCGGTAACATTCTCGGCCCGATTCAGAATGCCTGGCAGACGGTGTTTCCGCCAGCCAAAGCAGGCGAGGCCCTGGCTGGTATATCCAAGGCTCTTGAGTATCTCACGTCGAAGTTGAAGCCCACTGGCGAGACAGCAGCTAAACTCCAGCGGATATTCACAGGTCTGTTCTCGATTCTCGGGATCATCAGTGATCTTGTCGGTACGGTTGGACTGGCATTCGGTGCATTCATCGGAGAGATGCTGGATCTCCTCCCCAAGGGCCACGGCAGCATTCTTGAATGGATCGCAGGCCTGGCCGACTGGGTGACGAATCTCCGGGCGAGCATCCGCGAGGGTGACGTCTTCATGAATGCTATCCGCAACGCTCGACAGGCTATTATTGATTTTGGTGTAGCTGCCATTGAAAAGCTCACACCGCTAGCTGAAGCGATGGGCGTATTCTTCGCAGATACGGCCAACAAGTTCGTAGCACTAAAGAATGAGCTGATACCGAAGGCAAAAGAAACCGCCGACGGAGTCAACGAGCAACTCGCCAAGATCGGCAGTGACACGGCTCAAGGTGCTGATGGGCTGAAGAACGAAGCGATTGAACGGATAACAGCCTTTGCGGGGAAGGTCCAGAGCGCTGCTGAAAAGATTGGCGCGTGGCTTCAGAAGGCATGGGACAAAGTCAAAGAGTTTGGTGACCACCTGAAGAACTTCTTCAAGAGTGGTGACGAAGAACTCGGTATGAACCAGTTCATGGCGGCCCTCAACCTTACCATGGGCGCCGGAATTGGCGCAATGTTGATTTCGCTGGTGCATAACCTGTCTGGTATAACCAAGAAGGTTAAAAAGGGTATCGGAGAAGTCAACGAGATAATTGAGAAGTTCGGGGCGGTTATGGACGCCGTCAAGAACCATCTCAAGGCGTTGACTGGTGAGGTCAAAGCTCGGACGCTTCTCTTGATCGCGGCAGCTCTGGGCGTGCTTGCGGCATCTGTCGCATTGCTCGCCATGATTGACCCAGTCAAGCTGACTATGGGCCTTACTGCCATATCGGTCCTCCTGGCGGAGGTCTTCGGTATGATGGCATGGTACAGCAAGTTTAACAAGGACAATGGCCTCGGAGGACTCGCCCAGGCCGCTACCGGAATGATCCTAATGGCTACAGCCATAACAATTCTTGCCGGCGCGGTCCGAAAGATGGGAGAACAAGATTGGTGGAGTCTCACCAAGGGGCTCATAGCCACCAAGACCCTGCTGAAGTCCTTGACCAAGGTTATGCAGAACATGGTCAGGAACACCAAGGGGATGGCCGCAGGGGCCGCAGCCCTTGTTATATTTGGTGTGGCTATTCGGGTCCTTGCCGAATCGGTCAAGACCCTCGGAGACATGAAGCTCGGTGCTTTGGCCAAGGGTATGATTGCGTTCACCACCATCCTGACCTTGGTCCTGGCATTTGTTGAGAACTTTGATTCTCAGATGAGCCTCGAGGCCGGGGTGGCTATTACCGCCCTCGCGCTCGGCATTCTCATCATGGTCAAGGCTGTTGAGCAGTTCGGTAAGATGGATCTCGGCGTTCTTACTCAGGGCCTTATTTCGGTAACTGCTCTACTGGTGGCCCTGGGTAGCTTCATTCGGCTTGCGGGGAACGGTAAAGCCGCGGCCAAGTCTGGTTTGGCCATAATCGCACTTGCTATCTCAATGGAGCGCCTGGCCGCCGCTGTTGAACGCTTTGGCACAATGAAACCTGAAGTCATCAAGCAGGGCCTGGTCTCGCTGATGATCGTCATGCTCGCAGTTGGCGGGACACTCGAGAGACTCAAGAAGAAAGCTCTCCACGGTGGTGCCGGGTTCGCGCTTGTGGCAGCTGGCGTTCTGGCAGTTGCTTACGCGGTCAAGACACTGGGCGAGATGGATGTAGACAAGGTCACTGTCGGGGTAACTGCTCTGGCGGCTATGTTGATGTCCATGTCGCTTGCACTGGCTATCATGGCAAAAACCAAGGTCAACCCCAAGGTTGCTTCGTCCATGATTCTGCTAGCGATCGCGCTTGGCATGTTGGTGCCCGTGATCCTCATGCTTGGAAATGCCGGATGGGTCGTCGTTACAATTGGTATTCTTGCCCTTGCCGCTGCATTGGCCGTTCTCGGTCTTGCCGCGAAGCTTCTTGAGCCCGTGATACCTGCGATGCAAGGCCTCGCACTTGCACTTATGGGGTTCGCAGCGGCTGTGGCTATTGCAGGCGCTGGAATTACTCTCCTTGCGATCGGCCTAGGCATGCTAGGTGTGTCCGGAGCGGCTGGTATCAGCGTGCTAACTGCCGCATTCACAAGTCTGATCTCTATGGTCCCGTACTTCCTGGAGCAGATGGCTGTTGGTTTGGTCAAAATGGCAGAAGTCATTTCGAACAACCAGGAGCCAATTCGGAATGCCATGTCCACTTTGATTGGTGCCATCATCCAAGCCATTGTGGACAACATTCCAGGACTTGTAGAAATGGCCGTTACGGCAATTGTGGCCCTATGTGACGGAATGATGACTGTCCTTCCGAAGATCGTGGACACAGCATTCCATCTCATCCTTGCGTTCTTGACATCCCTGAGGGATAACATCGGGCAAATTGTCGAGGTAGCGGTCGATGCTATTTCGAAATTCCTGCAAGCACTAGCGAACGGGATTCCAAGGATAGTTGATGGGGCGTTCAAGGTCGCTATAGCATTCATCAACGGTCTCGCCAAGGCTATTGATGAAAACCACAATGCGCTGTTCGAAGCTATTGGGCGACTCGTGAAAGCCATATTCAAGGCGCTCGTTGATGGGATTGGCGCTGCGCTCCTCGGCATTGGCGACTTCCTTCTGGGGATTGGTAAAGCAATTGTCGAGGGTATCTGGAAGGGTATTCTTGGCATTGCGGACTGGATTCGTAAGAAAATCAGCGATTTCTTCAGCGGCATCGTAAATGGAGTCAAAGGTATGCTTGGAATCAAGTCCCCATCCAGAGTTTTTGCAGAGATTGGCAAGTACGCCATTCAAGGCTTTGGCGTTGGGTTTGAAGACGGCGCTCCGGACGCGAAGCGAACCGTTGATGGCGTATCACAAGAGCTTGTGGATGCTGTTAATGAGTGCTTCGGGAACATGAGTTTCGATGATATAGACATGTCTATGCGACCCGAGATTACGCCAGTACTCAACCTTGACGATGTTCGAAAAGATGCGAAGACCCTTCCAGAGATATTCGGGGCTACCCCAATCCCAGTAAATGCCCAGAACGCAAATATGGAACAGGCGCGAGCTAGGAATATTCAGGCGTCTTCCGAGAAAGAACCTCCGGTTACCTCCAAGGTAACCAATGTTCATTTCGAGCAGCACAATCATTCTCCAGAGACGTTGGATTCCATGACAATCTATCGTCAGACTCGAAACCAGCTCCGACAACTTGAGGAGGCTTCCGTATGATTAAAGGGCTCGCCGTTCGCAACGCGCGTGGGGAAACGTACGATTTCCCACTCGAGGGCGTTTCCGCCAACGGCATAATCATTACTGAAATTGATGGAATCGGTCCGGTCAAGGCCGAGGTATCAATGGAGGGTGTCTACAATGTGGACGGCGGGCTCTTTACAGGGGTCAAGACCGGAGCACGAAATATTGTGGTGTCATTTGCACTACCAGAGTCCAACCCACAAGATCGTCGCCGAGTACTATACCGAGCATTCCCAGTTAAAGAGAAAGTATTGGTGAATGTTCTCACGGTGTCCCGGACGTACACGATTGACGCCTATGTTGAGAGTGTTGCCCCCGGCATATTTGCGCCTATGCAGACCGTACAGGTCTCGCTGGTCTGCCCATTTCCATATTTCCGACAAGTCGAAGCGTATTCGTCTGGTGGTACTGATTTTACCGCCGTAACGTCCAAGTTCACATTTCCAATTTCAACACCCCCTGACAAAATATTTGGTGATACAACCCGGTCCTCTATCATGACGGTGGATTATCTCGGGGATGCACCAGTGGGGGCGTTGTTCCGATTTGCACTCAAGGACAACCCAGGAACCGTCAGCATCATCAGCCACAAGGTTGGTGGCGAATGGAAAATGGACTTCAACGTCTATAAGCGAATAATGAACTACACGCCGGGGGTAGGGGACACTCTTGAGGTCGACGCTCGCGATGAGAACCTCTACGCGGTTGTTTGGAGAAACAACGGACAGCGAGTACTGGTTACAGGGATGGTTGAGTTTGGGTCCGTGTGGCCGAAGCTCTACCCAGGAGAGAATCAGCTCGAAGTCCGGACAACGTATAATACCCCGATTCTATCATTCTCCGCTATGGATATGATGTATAGTCCACTGTTCTTGGGGGTGTAGTATGGCCACACGAGACATCGATTTTGCCAAGGTGTTGGATCATAACCTGAATCCCACCGGGGCTATTGCTAAGCATCAGTGGAATTCTTTCATATGGACCGAGAGATATCAGGACCCGGGGCAATTCGAAATGCGGCTGTGGGGCGGAGCATTTGAGGCGCTCTCAGCGGCCGATGAGTACCTCGGGAAGTTTCTCAGGGTGCCAGTTTCCACTGAGACGATGCTTATCGAGAAGGTGCGGTATGAAGGAACCCGGTCTGACCCGTATGTTACGCTTACAGGTCGGTCCGCGGAGGTAGTGCTTGAGCAGCGAATCCTCAAGGAGATGTCGTTCCCATATGGTGTTCCTGCGTATAGTCTCCTAGAGCAGGCGTGGGACTGGACCATCGGCAAGGACGCGCAAGCGGCTCGACAAATCCCGCAGTTTATCATGGATTCACCAGACCATATGCGAAATTATATTGACTATGCCCCCGATGGTAAAACCCTCTATGATTTCCTGCTGTACGTGGCGCGGTATCATCAGAATGGTCTCCGCACAAGGTTGCATGGCGAGAACCAGCTGGCGATTAACTTCTACCGAACCAGAGACCTCACCGGTAAAGGTTCTGGGAATCCTGTGTTTTTTACAGATACAACCAAAACATTGGTTAATCTGGTTTATGAGAAGGACCTTCAGAAGCACCGCAATATCGGATATGTGTATCTCCATGGGGCGCATGATGACGCTAATGCCTCTGTATGGTTCGAGGTAGACAATGGCGCCCCAAACGGGATTCAACGACGTGAGGGTATAACACAGCCGCAGATCACATGGACGAAAGCGGCTTTTCAGACATACGAGCAGAAAAAGTCACTTACGTCATACGGTCTCGGTTATATTTATGAGCATAAACTGTATGATCAGATAGAGGGTGAGGCCCCCAGTAACAACGTATGGGTTTACGGCGACACAGGGCATTACTATCTGGGTGACTGGGTAATGCTCGGTGTTAGAGATAAACAGCAGCGCTGCCGTGTTCTGGAGTATACCCATGCCTGGACGGCGGACCAAGGGTACCGTGGCTACCCTCGTCTTGAGCCTATGCCACGGACATGAAAGGAGGCCTTTGTGGCTGTAACTAGTGGATTTTTCAATGCCGTTAGCAGCGATCGAACTTACAGTGCCGAGCAGTTCGGGCAACTCTTTACCGGGATCATCTCTGATGGGGTATTTCACTCCGTTGGGCAAGCGCTTCGGTGTGATGCTGTAGGAGGCTCTACGGTCCGGGTCCGGGCAGGTCGGGCATGGTGTCGGGGTACATGGCTGGACAACTCTGGCGATTACGATATTTCAGTACAGCCGAACAGCTCCGGAACTCTCGAGCGGTACGATGTGATCGTCCTGCGTTTCAACAAGCGGCAGGATGTCAGAGCAAACACCATCGAGTATCTTCAGGGAGTAGCCGCAGCATCAGCTGTCAAACCCGCCCTCCAGCGAGATGCGCTCATTTATGAGATGCCAATCGCATGGATCCGTCGGCCACGAAATGCGTCGTCGGTCAGTGGCGCTGATATTCAGATCGCGGTGGGCACCACCGACTGCCCTTACATCACGGGTCCGCTCCAGACGATATCAGTGGATGCGGTGGTTGCTTCGCTGAACTCCATGATTTCAAGTCTCCAGCAGACTACCCAAAAAGCAGTCGAGCAGGTCGAGAAGGATCTCAAAACCGCAGGCGACGCGAAGAACCAATTCACAACGTGGCTTCAGGAGGCGGAGGCGTCTCTTGGCAATTCCCCCAATGTTTCTCAGATCACGCAGGCACTGAACAAAGCAACCTCTGCTGAGAGCAAAGCACAGACTGCCTTGATGAACAGCACACAGGCTGCTTCGGACGCCGCATCTGCAAGATCTACAGCAGAAGGGGTCGCCACCAAGGCTCAGACCGCCCTTGACAAAGCCCAGCAGTATGAGGTACGGCTGACTACAGCCGAGACAAATGCGTCCAAAGCAGCGGCCCTGATTCCAAGGGTTGAGGTGTTGGAGAAGTCTCAAGCCAAGGGCGGACTCCGTAATAACTCTCTGGGAAACCATATCACCACCGATCAGTACACTGACATACACAACGGCACATTTGCGGATGTTGGCGTCGGTAGTTATTGGCAGTTGGGCGACTTCAATTACGAGGTTGTTGGGATGGACTGTGTTACGGCCGACTTCCATCACGTCGTAGTCATGCCGGCGAAAGCCGCGTTTAAATCACAGTACTCCTACACGGATACAATCGGAGGCGGCTACAATGGGTCGCGCCTCGCGAGCTTCACCAAAACTGACTGGATGAATGCGATGCCCGCATGGAACACCGCCGGGTTTGGCCCATATGTACCCAGTATCTCGGAGCAATGGTCCAGCGGACTCACTGGGGCGAACGTTACAAACAGTACCACCGCAGTTCAATATTTCGGCCTCCCGACAGAAACCCATATTTTTGGGCGAAGCTGGAATGGGCAGATCACTCCACATGAGGCAGGTTTCTGTGAGTCGCAGTTTGAGTTATTCAGACTAGCGCCTTGGAAACGAATGTGCAACCAGCCTTACTGGCTCCGCAACCTCAAGTCCAATACCGTTGCATGCGGCGTGCGCCAATCGGGAACACCTGATGCGTGGTATGTCAATAACAATACGGTGTATGTTCGTCCCTACTTCCTGATTGGTATGCCCTGATATGAATGAATTAATGGGAGCAATCCTAGTGGGAATTACTCAGGTGGTTACAGCATTGATCTGTGCCCTTGCGGCGTCAGCTGGATTTTGGGCATTTATCCAGAAAAAAGACGATCAGCGAGACGCAAAAACCAAGCTCTTGCTTGGGCTGGCCCACGATCGAATAGTGGATCAAGGGCTCAAGTATATCGAGCGAGGCTGGATCGCCAAGGACGAATATCATGACCTCAACAAGTATCTCTATGGACCATACTCTACCTTCGGCGGCAATGGGCTCGCCGAGAAAATAATGGCCGAAGTGGCCGAACTACCCATCCATGGCCGAGCAATGGTGATGGATGTCGACTACATGAAAGGACATAGCAATGAGCGAAACCCCGCAGCACGGCGAGACCGCTGAGCTTCCGGATTCCCCTCTCAAGGCACTGCTCCCTACGGTTGTCTATGACACGCTGAAGTGGGCTAATCTGGTTGTGCTTCCGGCGATTGGGGCCGCATATACGGGTCTCTCTGCCCTTTGGCACTGGCCGCTGGCCTCTGAGGTGAATGGCACACTGTTCGTGCTGATGACTCTCTTTGGTGTGATCCTGGGCGTGTCCAAGGTCCACTACAACAAGAACGACCTCGGTATCGACGGTCGCATGCGTCTCGGTGAGAACGCCCTCCTCGAGCTGAAGGAAGCCCCGGAGTCTGGGCAGGTTGTCACCCTCAAGGTGAAGTGACTCGAAATAGGTAGCTGTCGTACGGTGTACAATGGCTACCTATTTTTTGCTCGCGGGCTGTACAGTTCCTATAATGAACTAGAGAAAGGAACTGTAATGGAACTCATCGTCGTTTTCATCCTCCTCGCCTCGACTGTGTTGTCGGGCATTTCCTTCATCGTCATTCACAAGTATCTCGAGCTCAACCGAGCCCACGGAATCATGATCCGTGCTTGCCAGCAGGCAACACTGAACATGCTCCAGAACCTCGAAGAGTACGTGGAACTCGACGACGACGAGAAGGAAATGCTCAAGTACATCCTTCAGAGGAAGTGGGAGAATGACTCCCAGATCGTTCTTCCGTTCAAGTAACCCCCTATCCCTATACCCACAACGGGTATAGGTTTTCGCTGGTTCTACAACCGCTATAATGAACTAGAGAAAGGATTTGCTATGCTTACCAAAATCAAGAATTTCTTCAACGCTTTCTGCCGAAAGGTGGAGAACAACCTCGCCAAGGAGCTGGAACCCGAGCTTCGTCGGACTATCGAGTCGTTCAATGCCTGCCCGCTTCGTAAATACTACGATACCAGGCAGTATCTTGAATCACAGATTCGAATGGCCCGTCGAATTCGCTCAATCCGGCTGACTCGCTGGTTCTCTGCTCACCTCATTGAAGTGGAAAGAAGCTGGAACGAATTGGTGGTGAGAATAGACGCCAAATTCAACAACTGACTCTACACCCTACCCGCAATGGGTAGGGTTATATTTTTCGTCGTGCCTACAGCTGTTATAATGAAAGGAGATAGAATGAAACTCATTCAGAAAAAGCCCACTCCGCTCTCCACGCGAATCGACGCACACCTCGACTACATGTCAACGCTCGATCCTGCGAGCGAAGAGTACGCCATCGCTGTCAACCAGCTGTCTGTGTTGGCGGGCGCCAAAGTCGGCATTGAACCGGCGGCACCGCCTGTTGACAAAGCGGCTCTTGTTAGCGCTGGCTCTTCGCTTGCGGGCATATTGCTCGTCATGAATTTCGAGAGGTTGTCTATAATCGCCACGAAGGCGTTCGGGCTCATCACAAGAGTTCGTATCTAACCCTCACCCCTACCCACAACGGGTAGGGTTCTTTCTCTTCGTACATTTTACAGTTGTTATAATGAACTAGAGAAAGGAATTAGAAATGTTCGTTGAAATCATCCTCCTTGCCCTTCTGATCATTGTCATCGTTGGCCTTTGGCAGCTGCTTCCGTATATCGGAATCTGTTGGCTTGTCAAGGTCGTAGCCGACAAGATCTTTGGGCGGAGGGGAAAGAACTAACCCCTCTACCACCCCTACCCACAACGGGTAGGG